TTGGGGAGTTCTTCAAGAACTTCAAGGAGTTATGCAAGACGGCAAACTTCACATAGGTGACAATGATTTATTAAAAATGCACTTCCTCAATGCTGGTATCAAGGTAGAGGCACAAAGCGCAAGGGGAAGATTGATTAAATTAGGGCCTACTCAACACATTGACGGATTGGCGTCTTTATCGGACGCATGGTGTGTGCGTCAGAAATGGTTTTCCGAGATAGGCGAACAATTAGCAAACAAGGAGTAAACAAATGGGTTTATTTGACATCTTTTTAGGTAATAGGCCAAAGCCTATTGGTAACCTAGAGGGTAAATTCAAAATGATTAGCGGGTATGAGCCTAAGTTTTATAACTTCATGGGTTCTATCTATGACGAACAGGACATTCGGGCTTGTATTCATGCACTTGCTAATCATACAGGCAAACTAAAGGTAGAGTTCACCGGTTCCGCTAAGCCGGAGTTAATAAGAAAGCTGACGAAAGCACCAAACCAATTCCAGAGCTGGTATCAGTTCTTATACAGACTAAGAACTATATACGAGGTACACAATACCGCTTTTATTGTTCCGATATTTGATATCTACGGCGAAATGAGTGGTATTTTTTGTTGCGTGCCTACACAGTGCGAGGTTGTTTCCTATGCCGGCGTGCCTTACTTAAGGTACACCTTCCGTGATGGCTCTAAAGCCTCAATAGAGTTAAACATGTGTGGTGTAATGGTAAAGCACCAATACAAGGACGATTTATTCGGAGAGAACAACAAGGCTTTACTTCCTACCTTGGATTTAATCACAATCACAAACCAAGGTATAAAAGAGGCTACTAAGTCGAGTGCTAGTTATAGATTTTGGGCGAAGATAACGAACTTTACCAAGACCGAGGATTTAGCAAAGGAGAGAAAGCGATTCTCAAATGAAAACTTTGCTAGAGAGGCCGAAGGCGGTGGAATCCTTCTTTTCCCTAATACCTATAGCGATATTCACCAAGTAGAGGCTAAACCTTGGGTAGTTAGCCCAATGCAATCAAAAGAAAATCGTAATAGCTTGTTTGATTACTTCGGAGTTAATGAAGATGTACTCCAAAACAAAGCATACGGCGATAGCTGGGTTGCATTCTACGAGGGCGCAATTGAGACATGGGCTATTCAGTTTAGTGAGGTTCTATCAAACATGATCTATTCGCTTAGAGAACAGGGAACCGGTAACGGCGTTATCGCCTCATCAAACCGATTACAGTATCTAAGCAATGCAGAAAAACTCAATGTGTCTCGTGATTTGTTCGACCGAGGTATTTTGAGTACAAACCAAGTAATGGATATTTGGAATCTTCCACACGTTGAAGGCGGTGACGAGAGGTTTATTCGTGGCGAATACGTCACAGTTGAAGATAAAACTAATAATTCTTCGGAAGGAGACCTAAACAATGGATAACAGAGAAATAAGAGCGTTTATCACAGAATTTGAGACAAGAGCAGAAGGCGAAGATGTTGGCATTATCAAAGGAAGGCCGATTGTGTTCGATTCTGAGACTAATATGGGCTGGTATCGTGAGATTATCGACCGCCACGCCCTAGACAACGCAGATTTGCGTGATGTCCGTCTTTGCTTAAATCATGACACAAGTTATGTGTATGCAAGGAGCCGAAACAATAACGACAACTCAACAATGAGAATTGGTGTTGACGAAGGCGGTATGTACTTCGAGGCTCGCTTGGATTTAAAGAGCGCAAAGGCAAATGACCTATATGTTGCGGTTCAAAGAGGTGACCTAAATCAGATGTCTTTCATGTTCGTAGTATCTGCGGACGAGTGGGAAGAAATTGATTCCGATTCACCTTTGAGAATAATCAAGGAAATCAGAACAGTATATGAAATTTCTGTTGTGACTTTCCCGGCTTATGAGGCTACAAGCGTACAAGTTGCAAGCGGTGAAAACCCTAACGCATTGGATAATGTAAGGGTTTCGTTGGATAACGCAAAAGCCGAGGCAAGAGCGCTTGACGAGCAGAAACAGAGAATCAGAATTTTAACAATGATGTAAGGAGAAAAAACATGGAAATCAAAGAAATGAGTGCTGAACAGTTAGAGGCACGCAAAGCAGAAATCCGTTCCCTTGTTGAGAATGCAAAGGGTGAGGAACTTAACGCCCTAGAGGACGAGGTTCGTTCAATCAACGAGGAGTTAGAAACACGCAAAGCAGAAGAGGCTAAGAAGGTTGAAATCCGCAAGGCCGTTGCAGAGGGTGCCGGAGTAGTAGTTAAGAAAGCAGAAAGCGAGGAAAGAAAAGGAATGAAGGTTGCAGAGATTAGAGCGTCAAAGGCTTATGTTGACGCATACGCAGAAGGAATTAAGGCAAAGGACATGAGCGCTTGCCGTTCAATGCTCCTTGAGGCTGAAGATTTGAACGCAGAGGAGAGAGCACTTCTCACAACAAACGGCGGTGGAACAGTTTCCGTTCCTACAATCGTTGAAGATATCGTAAAGAACGCTTGGGAGAAAGACGATATTGCTCGTAGAGTAAAGAAAACATACCTCAAGGGTAATCTCAAGGTTGACTTCGAGTTATCTTCTGACGGCGCAACAGTTCAGACAGAAGGACAGGCCGTTAATGAGGAAAGCCTTGTACTTGGTACAGTAGACCTCACACCAGAGTTAATCCTTAAGTGGGTATCTATTTCAGTTCAGTCTGCAGACCTTAGAGGAGAGGCATTCCTTCAGTACGTTTATGACGAACTCGTTCATAAGATTGCTGAAAAGGCCGTTGACAGACTTATTGCTAAGATTGAGGCTTGCGGAACACAGGCAACAACAAACGCCGTTGGTGTTCCAAAGGTAACAAGCGCAACAGTTTCAATTGGAACAATCGCCAGCGCTATGGCTGAACTTTCAGCACAGGCAACAAACCCAGTTATCATGATGAACAGAAAGTCATGGGGTGAGTTTAAGAAGGTACAGGCAAACAACAAGTATGCTTACGACCCATTTGAGGGATTAGATGTTGTTTACAACAACTCTATTAAGGCATTCAACGTAGCAACAACAGGCGAAACATACGTAATCGTTGGTGACCTTGGTGAAGGTGCACAGTTTAACTTCCCTAATGGCGAGGAAATCGACATTGTTGAAGATAGACTTACACTTGCTACCGCTGGTAAGGTTAAGGAAATCGGTTCAGAGTATGTTGGAATCGGCGTTATCGGTCCTAACTCATTCGTTAAGATTACAAAATAATAATTAGATCATGAAGGGGCTAGGCTTTATGCTTAGCCCCAAGTTTTTAAGGAGAGAACACATGAAAATATTAATCGCAATACCATGTATGGACACAGTTCCTTCGGTATTTACTCAAAGTTTGGCAATGCTTAAGAAAGTCGGTGATTGTGCCATTAGTATGCAAGTTGGTTCCCTTGTCTATGACGCTAGAAACAAACTAGCGGAACAGGCTATTAAAATGGGTGCTGATTTGGTTTTTTGGCTTGATAGTGATATGGTTTTCGAACCTACAACCTTGGTTGATATGGTTAAAACCCTCACTGATAACGATTTGGGCTTTCTGACCGGCGTTTATTATCGCAGAAGGGAGCCTTTCACACCGGTTGTTTTTGATAAAACCGATTATGACGGCACTAAATGCGAAACAAGTGAATTTGACGAGATACCGGACGGATTGTTTGAGGTAGGTTCTTGCGGTTTTGGGTGTGTTCTACTTAAAACAGACATACTACTTGATGTATTAGCAAAACACGGCAATATGTTCGCTCCAATCGGTTCGATAGGTGAGGACGTAGCGTTTTGCATACGTGCCCGTGATTGCGGTTATAAGCTGATTGCTGACCCTTCAATCATGTTAGGGCATTATTCACAGCAAGTAGTGACAAAACAGTTTTATGAGGCTTTTAAGGGGGCTAAAAATGGCGTTAATTGATGATGTAAAACTTGCTTGTCGTGTAACTTCAAGCACTTTCGATAGTGAATTAAATATGCTGATAGATTCAGCGAAGATTGACCTTGGCATAGCTGGGGTTGTATTGCCGGAAACACTCGATTCAATTTGTAATGTGGCAATTATCACCTATTGCAAAATGAAATTCGGAAATCCGGATAATTACGAGCAATTAAAGGCAAGCTATGACGAGCAGAAAGCACAATTGTCAATGAATGCTGATTATACGGCCTATGAGGAGTGATTGAATGGACGAGCAAGGACTTTTAACAATCTACGCTTTAGAGAATGTCGCTCCGAAGGGGCTTAAACCTTCTCAAAAGCTAGTTCAGAAAGATACCGCCTATTATTCGGAGCGTCAGATTGGCGTGACTAGATTATATGCGGTAAGGGGCGCAAACGCCCAAATAGACGCACTGTTAAGGTGCTATAACACTGATATCGTCAAAGGCATGGTTGTTATTCCAGAGGACGGCAACCAATACCAAGTTGATGAATGTCAGAAGGTTATCGGAAAAGATTGTGTTGACTTAACATTGATAAGGATAGAGAAACTTTATGATATCTATGCAGAATCGACTTAGAAAATTTTACGAGGCATTAAATGCGATAGACAAGGCACTTTATATTTATCATTATGAACGTGCTGAAGACTATCAACTCCCCTACGGAGTATGGGCCGAACAGGGCGAGGGTGATTGTTCTAGCGCCGATAACGGCAAGAAAGAGCAAACAATCGAAGGAGTGCTTGATTACTTCACACAAGAAGAATTTGACCCACTTGTGGACGCTATACAGGAATGTCTCAACGGAATTGAAGGTTGTGCGTGGTCTTGGACTAATACACAGTATGAAGACGAGACTAAGCTGATTCACTTCACATGGGAATGGGAGTTGACTTAATGGCTAAAGGTATAACTATGAAAACTACCGGAATGACGGAAGTCATAAAGGAGTTGGAAAGTATAACAGAATCTACTGACGGCGTTATGAAACAATGCGTGTACATGGGAGCCGGTGAAGTTGCTGACGTAATGCGTGTGAAACTAGGCGGTGTTAGAACTCAGACCACTGAGGACAACAAAAACCGCAAAAAAGCACGTTATCCCTATGCGTATGAAAAGAAAGTGCTACAAGACAATATGGGTATTGCTCCTATAACGTCTAAAGGCACTATCAATACGAAAGTAGGTTTTGACGGCTATTATATCAACAAGCAAGGCAACAAGCGACCTATTCCGCTATTAGCCAACACAGTAAACGCTGGAACGTCCTTCATGAAGAAACAAGACTTTGTAAGTGCTACCGCAAGGAGTGCACGAAATGCTTGTTTGGACGCTATGCAGAAACAACTAAATAAAGCAATCGAGAGGCTAACAAAATAGCCTCTTTTTTATTACGGAAGGAGATAAAAGAAATGAGCGCATTCGGAAAAGTATGTACCGGATTTTCAAAGCCTTGGGTTGCATTATATGCAAACAACAACGGCACAATCACTTATAGTGACGCACAGAGATTAGCAAGGGGCGTTGAGGTATCAATTGAGCCGGAGACAAGCGACCCACAGAATTTTTACGCTGATAACGTAAGTGCTGAAACAATCGGCGCTATGTTCAACGGCGGAACATGCACACTTACTGTTGATGGACTTTTACAGGACGCACAGAAGTTAGTTGCTGGCCTTCCTACGGCTGATACTGAAGGATTCCTCAATTATGGAAAAGACCAGAACCCACCATTTGTAGGTTTAGGCTTTATCCTTCGCTATCTCAGTGATGGAGTAACTTACTACACACCTATTATCCTTACAAAGGCGGTTTTGAACCCTCAGACAATCGAGGGCGCAACACAGGAAGACGAAATTGAGTTCCAGACACAGGAACTTGAATTTTCTCTCTATCGTGACGATTCCGCTGATACTGTATGGTTAAAACAGGGCGGTGAGTACACAACAGAGGCAGAGGCAGAGACAAAGATTACAACATTCTTTGGATAAACTAAACATCATGGGGCTAGTTAATTTCTAGCCCCTTTTATTTGTATATAAGGAGAGTAGACAAATGAGAGAACTAAATTTTGAA